CACTTTAATGGTTCGGGGTATAACTGAACGCAACTCCTAACAGGGAGCAACCTGTATAAACATGCTATGGAGGTAATTTATTATGGAATGGTTGAAAGAACTGTTGAAAAAAGCCGGAATCCCGGAAGATAAGTTGGACAGCACAATTGCTGAGGTCAACAAGGAGCTGCCAAAGCACTTCATACCGAAGGACAAGTACAACGAAGTGGCAGAGGCAAAGAAAAAGTTAGAAGCAGACATCCAGGAGAGGGACAAACAGCTTGAGCAGCTCAAAAATGCTGCCGGCAACAGTGAGGAACTGAAGGCACAGATTGAGCAATTGCAAGCTGAGAACCAAAAAGCCGCCGAAGAATGGCAGGCTAAAATGGCCCAAATGCAGCTTGATTTTGCCATTGACAAGGCGCTCACAGCAGCTAAGGCCAAGAACGCCAAGGCAGTAAAGGCCTTGCTCGACATGGAGAAGGTGAAGCTTGACGGCGACCAATTGCTTGGATTGGATGATCAACTAAAGGCAATCAAAGAGTCTGATCCGTATCTCTTTGGAGAACCCGGCAGAGTAGGCAGTGGCACAAACCCGCCAGGTGCCGGAACCGGTGAAGTTAACCCGTGGAAGAAAGACAGCTGGAATCTCACGCAGCAGGGCAAAATCCTGCTCGAGGACCCGGCGAAAGCTGCACGGATGAAAGCAGAGGCGGGAATAAAATAATTTTATGAGGTGATAAGAAATGTCAGATCCAACAAAAACTATTATCAGTGACGTTATAGTCCCTGAGGTATTTAACCCTTACGTCATTCAGCGTACAGCAGAACTGTCCGCTTTTTATCAGAGCGGAATCATAGCTAGAACACCAGCGCTTGACGTGTTGGCAAGCTCCGGCGGTAAGCTCGTAAATATGCCGTTTTGGGAAGATCTTGACGGTGATGATGAAGTATTAAGTGATACTACAGCCTTGACTGTAGATAAGATTACAGCGAAACAAGACGTCGCTGCACTTCTTACTAGAGGTAAAGCTTGGAGTGTAAATGACTTGGCGAAGGCTCTGTCCGGTGATGATCCAATGGCTGCAATCGGCGACCTGGTGGCAGCGTACTGGGCAAGACGTTTCCAAGCCATCTTGATTAGCACCCTTGATGGCATATTCGGCGACAATGCAACTTTAATGACCGGTAATAAGCATGACATAAGCGGCGCTGCTACCGCAGAAGACGATGATGTTATATCCGCAAAAACCGCAGTTGATGCAATCTACAAACTGGGCGACAATGCCGACAAGCTGACCGGTTTTGCAATGCACAGCGCAACGGTGGCAAAGCTTACGAAAGACGACCTGATTGAGACTATACCTCCGTCAGAGGGCAAGCCTGCAGTCAGGACCTTCCTTGGTAAGCCTGTTGTAGTGGATGACAGTCTGCCTAATGCTGATGGTGTCTACACTACCTACATTTTTGGTGCTGGTGCCTTTGGCTGGGGCGAGGGTGGAGCTCCTGTACCGGTAGAAACCGCAAGGGATGCTCTGGCTGGCGATGATATTCTCATCCACAGAAGGCACTTCATCCTCCATCCGAGGGGGGTTGCTTTCCAGGATGAAGTTGTGACGGGTGCAACTCCAAGCAACACCGATCTTGCCAACTACGAGAACTGGAAGAGGGTGTATGAGCCGAAGAACGTGCGTATTGTCCAGTTTAAGCACAAACTCACAACTGCTTTTACTAGTGGGGCTTAAGGGGTGATGAGATGAGATACCTTGAATATTTAAAGAGGTTTACTTTTACCCCGAACGAGTTTTACGACCATCTGAAGGGGATGGAGGATGCGGCCGGGGGCGACCTTGAACTAATCGTCCTCCCGGCCATGACCGGGGAAGATGGAGATGGACCCGCACTTGAGCCAACCGTGACGGAAACTGATGGTTATGCCTTCGATGTTACCTTGCAGATAATGAACAAGGCCAAAACAAAGGTACTGGAATGGTATAACGGCACATTGGAAGTTAAGGTTGACATCACTACCTCTTCTTCTGGAACCATTGCCATTGACGATGGCGAACAGGGCAGTTCGGACGTGACAAAAAACATGGCCTTTGAAAACGGTGTCTGTAAGTTCACCGTAACAATGGACGGTACCTGGGCCGAGAACGATACCATCAAGGTAACGGTTGACGACAGCGATACCAGGATCATGGGCTATAAGGTTGAGAAGAACGACCATTTCCTGGTCAAGGTGAAGGCAGACCCCTCCGGCGGCGAATAATTGAAAACGAGGGAGCCTCGGCTCTCTCTTATATTTTGAGGTGATGTAAATGGCGATTGATATAACTGGATTTAATCGCATGCGCAGGGAGCAGGCGAGAAAACAGCAGCAGACTGAACAGAAGGCAATACCGGCATGGGAGGACATGACATATAACGAGTTGAAAGCCGCTGCAAAAGAAGCCGGAATCAAAGGCTACGGCAAGATGAGCAAGGCGGAGTTGATAGAAGCGTTAAAAGCGGGTGAGTAACAATGATTAAGATAATCAATAGAAGTATGAGCATCCCAATACCTGATCGTGTGATCGGTCATGTTGGTGATAATTTAGTTGAGACTAGGTATTTTGAGCTGAACCGTTATTATGGCGAGGTTGATCTTTCCGAATTTTCTTTTAAGCTCGATACCGAAATTGACGGGAACAAAAATATCATAGATCTCGATAAAACGGTTGAAGATGACAAAATAACTCTGATCTGGACAGTGCATGCATCTCATGTACTGCACGCTGGCAGAATGACAATTCAGCTTCGGGCTTTCCATGATGACATTGAGAAATGGCATTCAGCGCAGGATTATGTCATAATTCAAGACTCAACAAATGCTCCTGACGCTTATTCATCGCTGCTGCCTTCAGAGTTTGAGCAAATGGAGCTAAGGGTAACAACCCTGAAAGAGCAAGCTGAAGCAAGCGCTCAAACAGCTACAGAACAGGCGAACAGAGCACAAGGTATAGCGGATGAATTTGAGAATGAGACACTACCTGCGGCTATAGCAGCAGTAGAGGCGGCTGTGGATGAGCAAGTAGATATAGCTGCCAGTCACGCTGACCGTGCACAGGGCATAGCAGACACATTCAGCAACACCACTTTACCAGCAGCCATTTCAGCGGTGGAAGCAGCAGGGCAAGCAAAGGTTGACCTGGCAGAGCAGCAGGTGGAACGAGTAGAAGATATAATCCAGGAAGCCGAACAGGATGTATTGCCCGAGCTGAGACAGGCTATAGAGGATGCCGGGGACGCTAAAGATCTGCTGAATGGCAGTATAGAGGCGGCCGGCACTGCGAAGAGTCAG